ATTCTCGTGTTAAAGAAGATGGAACAAAAGAACGTTGGCACGAAGTATGTCGCCGTGTAATTGAGGGTATGTACTCAGTTCAAAAGAATCATGCTAAAGATAATAGACTACCTTGGAATGATAATAAGTCACAGAAGTCAGCACAAGAAGCTTTCCAAAGAATGTTTGAATTAAAATGGACACCTCCAGGCAGAGGTCTTTGGGCTTTTGGAACTCCAATGACTATGGAGAAAAGAAACTCAGCCTCACTGCAAAATTGTGCGATGGTTTCTACCCGTGATATTGATCGTAATGATCCAGGTGCCCTTTTTGCTTGGGTAATGGATGCCTTAATGTTAGGAATTGGAGTAGGGTTTGACACCTTGGGACAAGACAAGCAAATGCCTATCTATGCCCCTACAGAGCCAGTTTCTACCTATGAAATTCCAGATACTCGTGAAGGATGGGTTGAGTCTGTTCGTCTTTTAATTAATTCATTTTTACGTCAAAATCAATCTATTCAAGAATTTAACTATGACCTTATTCGTCCTCTAGGATCAGCCATTAAAGGCTTTGGTGGGGTTGCTAGCGGTCCAGAACCATTAATTCAACTACACATACGCATACGTAATGTCATTGGCTCTAGAGCAGGAGAAGTGCTAGATAGTCGTGCAATTGTTGATATTGTTAATCTTATTGGAACCTGTGTTGTTTCTGGAAATGTTAGACGTTCTGCTACCTTGGCTTTAGGAACACCAGAAGATAATGGTTTTATTAATTTAAAGAATCCAGAAGTATTTCCTGAAAGAAATTCATTTGATCCAGAAAAACCAGGCTGGGCATGGATGTCTAATAATTCTATTTCTGCTACTGTCGGCACTAAATATGAAGACTATGTTGATTTAATTGCCGATAATGGTGAGCCAGGATTTATTTGGTTAGATGTTGCAAGAGAATATGGTCGTCTTGCAGATGTACCAGACTATAAAGATTCCCGTATCATGGGATTCAATCCTTGTGCGGAGCAGCCATTGGAGTCATACGAACTTTGTACACTTGTAGAAGTGCACCTAAATCGTCATGAATCCAAGGAAGACTTCCTCAAGACATTGAAGTTTGCTTATCTTTATGGAAAGACTGTTACGCTTATGCCAACACATTGGCAGCAAACAAATGGTATCATGCAAAGAAATAGACGTATTGGAACATCTCTGACTGGAATTGCATCTTTTGCAGATACCTATGGATTACCAACAACTCGTGAATGGATGGATGAAGGGTATCAAAAGATTCGTCATTATGATCACAAATACTCAGAATGGCTATGCGTTAGAGAGTCTGTTCGTGTAACAACAGTTAAGCCATCAGGATCTGTATCGTTATTATCTGGAGCAACTCCAGGAGTTCACTGGGGTCCAGGTGGAGAGTTCTACCTAAGATCTATTCGTTTTGGTAACACAGACCCAATGCTTCATTTATTTAAAGCAGCGGGATATAAAATTGAAGACGATGTAGTATCAGCCAATACATCTGTAGTTTATTTCCCAGTAGCATCTGGTCATAAAAGATCAGAAAAAGAAGTTAGCCTATTTGAAAAGATTGGCTTAGCAGCAACTGCTCAGAAGTACTGGTCAGATAATGGCGTTTCTGTTACTCTTTCTTTTGATAAAGAAACAGAAAAGAAGTTTGTTGCACCAGCCCTAAATATGTACGAAGGACAGCTAAAGGCAGTTTCTTTCCTTCCAATGGGAAATAAAACTTACCCACAGCAACCGTATACAGAGATAACAAGAGAAGAATATAACTCTTATGTGGGTACAATTGGTAAGATTGACTGGTCTGCTATCTACGATGGAGTTGAAAATCTTGAGGCAGAAGGAGAGTCTTATTGCTCTACCGATGCCTGTGAGATTAAACTTTATTAACCCTTAGCCTGCTATAATAAGGGGTAGGAGATATATGTCTAACCCATCTAATTTATATGCAGAAAAAATTTACTCAGAGCACCCTCTGGTACTTTGGGCACTAGACGATCAAGCAGATTATGTAAGTTTAATTACTGATGCACAAAGGAATATAGTATCTCTTTGGACTCCAACAAGCTGTACTTTAAGTTCTGGGTCAGCAATTACAGGAGAACCATTTCCTGATAGTCCTACAAGCATAGTGTCTTGCAGTGTTCCAGCTGGGGCATCTGGAGAATCAATCATACTAAGTCCAGATATTGCTAACTTTCAAAACCTTAATACAACATTAGGAACATTTTCTATTAGTTCTTATTTTTATGTTGATAGCTTATATATTAACTCTATTGCTATTGGGTATGAATATACAGATACAACTACTTTAGAAGTAGTTCAAAATTTTAGCCAATTTGTAGAAACAGGGTACCAGTCATGGAATTTTATCTCAGAAACTTTCGAGATCCCTGACGAAAACACAAACTTTAAAATAATTATAAAAATATTAAAGTCTTCAGGCGGAGCAACATCTACTGATTACAAAGTTTATTTTAATGGAATAACTGCAGGACAATGGTCTGAGGAATTCCATAAAGAATCTTTGGGAGTTACACCAGAATCTTTTCCAGCAACAATTGCAATTGATACAACAGATACTGTAATTCCAGCTGCAGCCTATGGAGTATCTAGCGACACAGCATATTATTTGGCAAAGAATAATGCTCTTCTTGCAAAAAATACAAGTATCCCATTGGTGTTTGGTGCCTCTGGTTTAACTAAGATTATTCCAAATACATCAAACAAACCTTCATTGATATTTCCAGGTCAAGGATTTTTAAATAAATCTGGGCAGCACAAAGAATATACAGTAGAGTTTTGGGCAAGAATAATTGCAGACTCTCCAGATCCAAAAAGAATATTTGGACCAATTGCTTCTACAGATGGACTATATGTAGACTCAGGGTTTTTAACTTTAGTTATTGGTGGCAAATCTAAGTCTCACTTTGTTGGTGAATGGTTTAGACCAATGCTCATACACATTAGATTAATTAAAAATTCTGTAACGGTACTGTTAAATGGAGAACAAGTAATAGATATTGCTATTGATACTACATCTTTATCATTACCAGATTTGTTAGATGAAGAGCTAAGAAGTCAAGACTGGCTTGGATTCTATGCGTACGACAACGTAAGCTTAATCGAAGTAGATTGCCTTGCTATATACTCTTACCAAGTTTCTGTAACTGTTGCAAAGCGTAGATGGGTTTATGGTCAAGCCGTATCTTCAGCACAGTCTATCAACTCGTCCTATGGTGGAACTTCTGCTTTTATAGATTATTCATTTTCAAACTATACTGCAAACTATAACTATCCAAGTTTTGCACAATGGCAACAAGGACGTTTTGACAATTTAGAAACAACTTCTTTAGAGTTAACTACGCCATCTTATAGTTTGCCTAATATATTTTTAGATACTAAAAGTCTAGATGATTTGTATACTGACTGTAAAGCAATACAAACAGATCAAGAATCTGGAGCATTGCCATACAAGTTTTTAACATTTAGACCAAACTCATCATGGAATGCGTTAGGAACATATCTCAACTTTCCAAAGTTTAATATTTTAAACGATAAGATAAAATCTATATACGGAGTATTTAGTAGTGGAGTTATCTTAATTGATGGAGGATATTATAATACATCTGCAACAGAATCTTTTGATGCAGAATACTACAATACAGCAAGCTGGCTAGAGTCTTATGATGCTGGAGTTTCAGCTGCAGATGGAACAGTTCAAACATTAATTAAAATTTATAACACACTAACTGATGACTTTTTTATTACAAGGCTTAATGGAAATATAGTTGAATATGTCTTAAATTATAATGGAATAGAAGAAACAGTATATACAACAGAGGCAATTGAGCCAGATCAATTATTTGCAGTTGGAATTGACATAGATGATTTGTCTAATGTTTTTGGAGGAAATGTTTCAGCATTTTTTGGTAATGTAAATGGCCTAAAGATTTATATTGCTGGAGATGAGCAAACTTCTAATTCATTCTCTGGTAAAATTTACTCGTTAGGTTTTACAACAGATCTTAACCATAAATCAATAGCAGATTACTTTAATGAATATGGAGTTGTTAATTTTGATGATTTGTCTGTTAGTGGGGTAACAGAAGAAACAAATGCTATTGCTCTTATAAACCATTTAGCAAGCTATACGTTATTACCCATAGAGGCATATAATGAGTTCTTCCTTGACATTGGAGTATCTGGATACTGGGAAGATTACCTTCCTCTATCTTATTTTGCTAAATATGTTGATAATTCCCAAGGCGCTTCTTTCTATGATTTAGATTTTTTACAGTTTAATATTGGCTATCCATCTCCATCAAAACTTTTAGAAAAAGAAACAACTTCTTCTTGGACGTACGAACAGTTAAAAGAAAGTTATTCAGCACCCATTCAACAAACCTATTATCAGATAGATAATAGCCTTATTACTGGTTGGGATAACTACGAAGATTTAGCTCAAAAAGCATTAAAGTATTATGAGTATGACACATCTGAATCTTTTGTTAAAAGCTATGTTACTTTTCAATACATAGCAGATGGAGCAAATGCTCTTGATGATAACTTTACTATAAATGTTCCAGCTAAAGAAGGATCAGTTATTGATATTAATAACTATCCAGACTGGGCTGCCAGTAAATTTGAGGTTGTAGATAATACAATTATTTATCCTAGCAAGTCTGTAGATTTTAACGACCTAGCAGTTGTATATTCTATTGACTTCAATGTTCGTGGAATTATTAATAGACCAATCAAGATTAAAGAATTAGAGATAGCTTCTCAAGCATTTAGTGATAATGCTTTTAACTCAGTAGGTACTAGGTTCGGAGTTGACTTAGTTCCTTATAAGAAGTCTGGAATTTATTTTGACTACAAGTCAAAGAATCCTTTTAGTATTTATAAGTCAAGTACACCATATCTTTATTTAACAAAAAATTCTGGAATAGAAGTTCGTGGAGATTTTGAGTTTGAAACAAATCGTGGTATTGCTATGCCAATTAATAAAGAATTATCAGATGAATATCGTGTAAGCTCAATGCAGGCTTGGATGTTTGCAAATCAGGATTCTTTTTCTGCTTCACCAATTGAAATCTTTGAAATTAGATATAAAGAAGATACAATTAAATTTTACATGGTTGCGGATAGTCCATCTGGATCAAGAGCAAAGATATACGCAACTAGCAGCTTAACTGGAACAGAATATACAGGGCTAACGTATTTCTGGAACGGTATATCAGTTAAAAATCCAATCATTACAATAAAAGAATGGGGATCGTTAGGGCTACAGTTCTCATCTGCACTAAACTTTGGTTTATATATTGGTGCAATCAATCTAAATGGTCCAATACTATTTAATAACATATCTTTCTATCAGGCAAACAATTTACAACAAATCCAAAGTGTTGTGACTAGACCTTGGCTAAAGATTAAAACCAGTGAAGGGGTAGTCAACGCATGGTCATATTGGAGTGAAAATTATGACTGGCAAGAGACTTTAGTTGTCTCAAGCTCAGAACTGTACGGAGTTAATCCAACAGATGTATACAAAAACTATCTTGGAACTAATAAGATTATCATTGATGATAATGAAGGCATGACGTTTGATGCTAATAAATTTAAGATATATAAAGATACTGAGTGGCAGACAAGTACTCTACTGCCAGTCTAATATGGTATACTTGAGGTTATGGATTCATTAATAAACCCAAAAACTGGTAAACCGATTGTTAACAATGTACGCAGAAAAGTCATCGATAAGCACTATGACTGGGGACTATATGTATATAAAAAGTCAACTGGAAAATGGTTTACAGACGGCTCAGGCTCAGTACTAAATATCCCTGCACAAAAAGGCGATATATCTAAGATTGCAGAACTAAAAAGAGAAGCAATTTCCTACGGAGATGACGGTCAAGGAACAGCAGTCTTTGTTCCTGGATTGACAAGGGTAACAGAAGAAGAATATTCAGAGCAAAAGGATAGAATGAAGCAAGGATTAATTCCTTCGTTGAATGATCTTGGTGCCATTGATGCAGCACAGAAAACTTTAAGGATGTATGGTGATGAGGGATAGTTCTGATTACGTTAGTGCAAAACTAAATACACAAGAGCAAGAAGAGAACATCTTCCATGCCCAAGACCCATTTAATAAAACATGGGATGATCTAAAAGACCTTGGTGGCATTAATCAAAACTTTAAAAGAAGAACTGTTAGACTTTTAAACAAGGCTGCTGAAATGACTCCAGCATATCTGGATTCAGCAAATGCTCAGTCATCAGGAATTGACGGTACTGGAACAAAAGGAATTAATCCTGGAACAGTATACCGAAATGGATATGGCCTATTTGATATTATTACTCCACCATACAACATGTATGAGCTAGCAAACTTTTATGATACATCTTTTGCTAATCATGCTGCTATTGATGCTAAGGTAGAAAATGTTGTAGGCCTTGGATACCGTTTTGATATTTCAGATAGAACATCTTTGCGCCTTGAAACTTCAAGTGATGAGCAAGCATCTTCACGTGCTCGCAAGAGAATTGAACGAATGAAGATTGAGCTTCGTGATTGGCTAGAAAATTTAAATGATGACGACTCATTTACAAAGACTATGGAAAAGGTTTACACAGACTTACAGGCAACAGGAAATGGTTTTATTGAAGTAGGAAGAACTGTCGAAGGTGACATTGGATACCTAGGCCATATTCCAGCAACAACTGTTCGTGTGCGTAGACTAAACGATGGCTTCCTTCAAATCATTGGCCAACAAGTTGTTTACTTTAGAAACTTTGGGGCTAAAAATCAAAACCCAGTTACGGTAGATACTAGACCAAATGAAATTATTCATCTTAAAGAATATTCACCATTAAATACTTTTTATGGCGTACCAGACATTGTTGCTGCTTTTCCATCTTTAATTGGTGATAAGCTAGCATCACAATACAACATTGATTACTTTGAAAACAAAGCGGTACCAAGATATATCATTACCTTAAAGGGTGCCAAGTTAAGTGCAGATGCAGAAGATAATATGTTTAGATTTTTGCAAACTGGACTAAAGTCTCAATCTCATAGAACCCTGTATATACCACTTCCTGGAGATACAGACCAGAATAAGGTTGAGTTTAAGATGGAGCCAATTGAGAATGGCATCCAAGATGGTTCATTTAAAGAATATAGAAAACAAAATCGTGATGATATTTTAATTGCTCATCAGGTTCCAATCTCTAAACTTGGTGGTTCTGATTCAGGAATCGCAGCAGCGCTATCTCAAGATCGTACATTTAAAGAGCAGGTTTCTCGACCAGCTCAACACCATCTTGAAAAGATTATCAACAAGATTATTAAAGAAAAAACAGACATCTTAGAATTGAAGTTTAATGAGCTAACCCTTACAGATGAAATTGCTCAATCTCAGATTCTTGAACGTCTTGTTAAGACTCAGATTATGATGCCAAATGAGGCTAGAGAAGCTCTTGATCTCCCACAAACTAAAGATGGAGATACTCCATTTGTAATGTCTCCAGGGCAAGCAAATGATGCTCAATCAAATGCAAATTCAAATCGCCAACGGGATACAGAAAGAGTTAATAACCAGTCAGATGGCCCAGCAACCATTGCTGGAAGAAATCCTAAAGGTGAAGGAAGATCATCTCAATAACTGAGAAAACTTATAAATGTTTGGTATAATAGATAAGCTATGATTATAAATAAAGCTTCCTGGGTTACAGACGGAGACAACGTTCGTCTATCAATGCCTTTTGGCAAGGTAGATCAAGAACGAAGACTAGTTTCTGGTTTTGCGTCTCTAGACAATATTGACAAGCAAATGGACATTGTAACTACCGAAGCTAGCATGAGTGCTTTTGCAAAGTTTCGTGGAAACATTAGAGAAATGCACCAACCATCTGCTGTTGGCAAGATGATCTCATTTAAAGAAGAAAAATATTTTGATCCAGAATCAAAAAAGTTTTATAAGGGAATATATGTTTCTACCTATATTTCTAAGGGTGCCCAAGATGCTTGGGAAAAAGTTCTTGATGGTACATACACTGGTTTTTCAATCGGGGGACGAATGAACAAGTGGGATGACGCATATGATGATACAATGGAAAAGCAAATTAGAATTATCAAGGACTATGACCTCATTGAGCTATCTCTTGTTGATAGTCCAGCAAACCAATTTGCTAGCATTATGTCAGTTGAGAAGGTTGATGGTG